AGGATGTGTTGTAAGTTGTGGTTGTTGTGCCAACGCTAATGTACCCAGCCAAAGTAGACCCTGTATGAAATCTAATAGCAGTCCAACCAGTACCGCCGCTATTGTGCATTTCTAATCCAGTGCCTGTGCTTTGTATACCTATCGCAACTTTTGGAGATGTGCTATATGTAGATGTTACACCAACCATCAAGTTACCAGAGCTATCAATACGCATGGCTTCTGACGTACCGCTCCCACCACCGCCACCCGTTAAAAAGCGCATTTGTCCTGTGCCAGAAGTTGCGCCATAACTGTGTATTGAGGTTATGTTACTGCTGTATTCAACAACACCCGCATTGGTTTGGTGACTTGCTAAAGAACCTTTAAATATGACACCGCCAGAGCTATCAATACGCATACGCTCTGTCGAGTTGTAATCGCTATTAGTGCTTCCCGTTCTAAAAACTATGTTGTTGCCAGTAGAAGCAGTTGCCGCACCTGCGGAAGCAATGTTGATGCCTGTAGAAAAAGCAACAAAAGTGGCCTCAAGTCCGGTGGTGCTATTGGTTGACAGTAAACTACCACCAGAGGAACCGCGAACTTCTAACAGAGGCGTTCCAAATCCACTTTGACTTGCAGGACTCGTAGTGCCAATGCCAACTCGACCTGTATCAGTCGTGATGCACATCCGCGTGTTATTAGGATTGCCTGAGTTATCGTCACCAAATCTTATTTTGTCTGAGTTAGCCCAGATCCACGCATTAGCTGTATTACTGCCAGTTCTAATAAGATTTATTGCATTATCACTAGACGCTTTAGAAATCGTAAGCGCACCTGTTGGACTCGTAGTACCAATACCTACGTTGCCAGAGCTATCTATACGCATACGCTCTGTAACAGCCGTGTTAGTGGTAACGTTTCTTGTGCCAAAAACAATATCTGCGGTAGTACCGCCAGATGAGGAAGTAGCAACTGCGGCAATCTCTGCGGGCGGCTCCGTGTAGCTTCCAGCCGTGTATCCTAAGCCAATAGAATAATAGCCACTACTCGTGAATGTCTCTTGACCAACTTGAAACATCGGACTGCCAAAAGCTGTTGGCGGGGTGTCATTGATAACAACTCTTGCGCCAGCATGGTTTGAAGTCGAACCAATACCAACATTACCAGAGCTATCAACCGTAACTAACGAATTAGTTTTGTTTGACGTTGAGTCATTATGCGAGGCAGTAGCTTGCCTGTTAATCGCAAACGAATCAGGAGTGTCATAAGGGTTTCCAAAAAACCACTCTGTGTCGTTTACTTGGTTGTGACTAAATATGCCTGCCGCACGACTAGCGCCATTAGAATCTAGTATTAGGCGGGAATGGCTGAAACTAGAACCACCGTCATTATTAATGGTGACCGTGCCAGTAGCCGTTATAGTGGTGCCAGTAATCGTTGTAAACGTACCTGCGGCGGCTGTAGAGCCTCCAATAACAGTGCCATCAATAGTACCTGCATTAATATCAATAGTACTAGGGCTAGTACCTATTTCAATTATAGCACCACTTGCGTTTTCTGTGTAGAGGCGCTTATTAGTAAGATCCAGCGCAGGTTCGCCCTGAACAAGATCACTTGTCGCTGGTGCGCCTGAACCGTTCTTTAGCTTAATTGTAGTCATTAATAAGTTCCTCCGTCAACAGTTGACAGTGTTGTAGAAATAGAAGTTGTACCAGAGCCAGTGACTGCACCGGACAGTGTGATCGTTTGGTTGCCTGTGAGATACCCAGCACTAGCGTGATTACCCCAGCCGTGTGCTGTATCAGCTTTAGTGCCTTGTGCAGCCGTAGCGTAATCAGCAGAACTAAACGCTTTTACTTGGGCAAGATTAGTAACCTCAGAATCCATCAAGGCACCCGCAGCAGCAACATTAGTTGCATCAGTCACGTCTGCACTAGCTTCAACACCGTCTAGCTTTGTACCATCAGCAGCAACGTCACGACCATCTACAGTACCACTAAGGCTTATATTGCCTGTGATATTTACGTTACCTGTGCCAGTAACATCCTTACTGTTAAGGTCTAAGTTACCGCCTAACTGTGGCGTAGTGTCACCGATGAGGTCTGGGTTAATACTATCCCAAGCACTACCAGTGTAAATCCTAGTGCTGTTATCTGACGTATTAAAGTACCAATCACCTGCTGTTACTGCGTCACCGTTTAGGTCAACAGTTGGGTTACTTGATTGTGCGCCTAAGTAAAGCCCGTCAATAGCGTCCTTAGCGGCTTCTGCGGCTGTTGCAGACGTAGCTGCTGCTGTAGCACTAGAGGCTGCTGCCGTTGCACTGGAGGCCGCTGCAGTGGCGCTAGAGGCTGCGTTAGTAGCCTGTGTAGTCGCTGTTGTTGCTTGTGTTGTTGCTGTGGTTGCGCTGGTAGCTGCATTAGTAGCACTTGTGCTGGCTTCACTGGCTTTAGTAGTAGCTGTAGTAGCCTGTGTTGTTGCTGTAGTAGCAGATGTAGCAGCAGACGTAGCAGATGTTGCAGCCGCTGTTGCAGATGTAGATGCAGCAGAGGCCTGCGTAGTTGATGTTGTGGCTTGTGTTGTTGCTGTTGTGGCTTGTGTTGTTGCTGTTGTAGCACTAGATGATGCGCTAGTTGCACTAGTTGCTGCATTAGTTTCTGACGTAGCAGCATTAGTTGCACTGGTAGCAGCTTCGTTTGCTTTTGTAGTAGCAGTCTGGGCGCTGGTAGCTACCTGTGACGCATACGCATCTGTAGAGGCATCACCTGAACCACCTGTGCCTCTAAATATAGGCATAGACTACTCCTAAGAAAACAAACAAGGAAAGAAAAAGGGGCCATTGCTGACCCCCTAGAGTTTTACTCGTCAGCAACAGCGAGGATGAATCCTGCTTCGGGACGGTAAGTCTCAACACCGTACAGAGTGTCAGCCGTGTACAGAGTAGAGAGGTACTCTTGCTTGTACTGGGTCTGAGAACGTACAGCCATTTGCTCTGCCATTACGAGAGCGTCTTTGTGGAAGAACAAGCAACCACGGGTATCAAGAGATGAAGCACCGTTCTCACCACCTGTCTCAATTACGGGACAGTTGCTAGAAACGTATACGTCAACACCGTACAAGTTACCGATGAGTCCTGACTCAACACCACGACCACCTACGAAATCAGAAGACACGTAGCGCTCAATGCCCATGATTGACTTACGTGACGCAGGAGGAATAACGAGAACTCGTCCATCCATAGGTACGTCAGCGTCATCCATCAGCTTAATAGCTTCGCGGAATCCAAGATCCGTAAAGTTGTCGCCTGTAGCTACAGTATCCACTGCATAGGTAGAAATACCAGTAGCAGCGTTAAAGTAGTAGCTGTTAGTGTTAACCCAGTTAGCACCAGTAGCAGCAGGAGACTGAGTACGAGTACCGTTACCAAAGCCAGTAGCAGCGTTGATGAGGTCAGTGTCTACCTTCAGAGCAAGCTGGTAGCCAGCGTCTTCGGTGTAGAACTGTCGCAGAGAAGACAGAGCCTGTACTTCTACGATGTCCTCAATGAGACGTGAGTACTCAAAGTGACGGTCAACAGTTACTTGCAACTCAGTTTCTAGGTTAGCTTGAATCGTAACTGCTACAGCTTCTGCCTTAGCAGATGCAGCACCACGGATGGGCTTAGGGATGTGAATAACGTCACCTTTCTTGCCAGACATAGCGAGACGCTTGACAAGAGGAGCCATCTTCAGGTTCTTTTGGTAAGCAGCGATTACTTCATCGCTCCAGATTTCTGGGATAAAAGTCCCAGCAGCAGTTTTGTCTACTACAGCATTAGCTGTAAAATAGGCACCAGAAGTTTCATTAGCCATTGTAATTCTCCTTTAGGCTATCGGACCCGACCCTCTGAATACGCTTTGAGTAGTTCGTCCGACATGGACTGATAGCGCTCTGGGTCGGTTCTCATAAGTTTAATAATGTCAGCACGACGATAAACCTTACGACGAGATCCTTCTGCTGTTCCGCGAGCGTTGCCTGTTGATGCAGTCTTAACTGAACTCTTACGTGCTGCTTTTTCTGCTTGTGCAGTCTGTTGAACTATCTGGTTGCGCTCTTTCCAGAGGCTAAATAGCTCATTTGCAGAATCGTAATCGTACTGTTGGTCTGCCTGAACAAACAACTGTGTTCGGACTTTTGACCCTTTGATCCACTCAGCAAACTTGGGGTCTTGCAGTATCTGTTCCATCTCAGGATGAGAGGACTTGAGTTGTGCAAGAGTAGCCTGTTGTTTGTATTGTTGTGTGTAAGCCTGTGCTTCTTTGATCTTAGGGTGGTTGTCTATAGCTCTACTAACAGCGGTCTTAGGATCGACAAAGAAATCTACATCGTCATCGTTATCATCTTGTTGTTGCTGTTGTTGAGGTGCTTGTTGGTCTGAGAGTTGTGTCTGGATGTAATCATCAACAACTTTACGTAACTCGCCAACTTCCGTACTCTGTTTACCTGAAAACTTCTCAAGTTCTTGGTGCATCTGTACGAGGTCTTCAACAGATTTACCTTGGTACTTTTCTGGAACTTCGGGCTGCTGAGGTTGTTCCTCTTCAGGAGTCTCTACAGTATCTTGTGTGTCGAGTTGGTCTGTTGCTTCTAATTCTTCTTCCTTACGCTCATCAATTAATGTTGCTCGTGACATTCTAAACTTACCCCGCCTATTATTATTAGGTTATGGAGGATTAAATGGGAGTTGGCCTATGAGGTTTCCCGCGTGGTTTGCCCAGCCTTCTCGTGTTCACGTACCCACTTCATGTGCCTGCCGGGGAAATCCCCAGAGGAACCATCAAGGATATGTGGAGTTGCTGATACAATCTTTGTAGCGTTAGCACCACATCCGCACCTACTGGATGTAGTACCTGACTCTACAAATTCTTCAAAGGTATGTCCGTTAGTACAACGAAAGTCAAATACTTTAATCATCTTCTTCTGGAGGCTTAGATGCCTCTTCGTAGTTAGTTGTAACGATAGTTTCCATGTTGATTAAGTGGGCTAATACGTTTAGTTGTCCCTTACGAAAGAACATATCGTCAGCATCTTTAGTTGCTTCTATACTGTTAATCTGTAAAGCATTGTTGCCAAAGTCTTGCACAAGTTGCTTCCAGCCATCAGTAATAAAAAGACTAAAGTATGCGTCGTAGTACTGCTGTGTTTCTTGATCCATCTTGAGGCCTCTTGGGTTGTCTCTGTTGTATTAAGTGTACCTAAGTACACCTATATTATACCATACTTTTGACTAAAAGTCAAGTATTATTTTATGTAAATTTTACCGTTTCTTGGCTGTTTTCTTAGCTTTCTTAAAAGCAGAAGCTTTAGGAGCGCCTTTTGATCCTGGTTTACGCATAGTTTCACCTGATCCAGCCTTGATACGCTTACGTTTGGCGTGTATGTTGCTGTATAGTCCCCTAGTCATTATTTTTTAACCTTCTTCTTTTTCTTTTTAGGTGGTCTTCCTACTGTACTTCCGTATGTTCCTTTTCCTTGTGGCATAGCTATCTCCTTACCATTTTACCTT